ACTTACACTCAATTTATCACATCAACTGATACCATTGATTGTACGATTGCAGGTGCTGCTCCAGCTACAGGCAGACTAAGAGTCTATGCAACTGTTATTGATTTAGCAGGTCATGGCTTAGATGATAAGCCTGATGAGGTTGATAGAGACCAGTTAGCGTAACTTTTCTAGGGGAGCAGGGCAACTTGCTCCTCTACACTTTTAGGAATTATAAATGTCAGGAACTTATCTAAATTTAACAAATGGTGTATTAGCTAGATTAAATGAAGTCCAACTTACTTCATCTAATTTTACTAATGCAAGAGGTATACAAGTTCAGGCACAAAATGCAGTAAATGAATCAATTAGATATATTAATCAAAGAGAGTTTAATTATCCTTTCAATCATGCAACAGAAACAAAAACAGTAACTGCAGGTGTGGTTAGGTACAGTATCCCTACCTCTGCAAAAACAGTAGATTATAATACTTTTAGAATAGTTAAAGATAGTGATTTAGGTAACTCAGGATACAGATTGTCACAATTAGATTACAATGAATATATAAATTCTGTAAGTGACCAAGAAGATGAAATAAATACAACTACAACAAGCACAACACATACTGATAGCGTTGAAACCATAACAGTAGCTAGTACATCAGGTTTTGATTCTTCAGGAACATTGCACATAGGTAATGAAGAAATAACATACACTGCCATAGGTTCTAGCACAACATTTACAGGTTGTACTAGAGGTGCAGGAGGCACTACTGCTTCTAGTATCGCAAGTGGTGTAACAGTAGCACAGTTTGACCAAGGAGGTGTCCCTGAACACGTAATTAGAACACCTGATAATAATTATTTATTATATCCTTTCCCTAATAGGTCTTACTCTATAAAATTTGACCATTTTACTTTTCCTTCAGATTTATCTGCATCAACCGATACAACAAGTATACCATCAAGATTTGATGCAATTATAATAGATGGAGCAACTGCTTTTGTATATCAATACCGAGGTGAGACAACCCAATATCAATTAAATTTTCAAAGATTTGAACAGGGTATAAAAAATATGCAAACTTTACTTGTTAATAAATTTCAATATGTTCGTTCTACTTATATACCAAGAGCAGGTACTTATGGAGCAAATACACTTAACGCAAGGTTAAACTAATGCCTGATTTATCACAGGTAACACCTGTAGCGTTTAACTGTGAAGGTGGATTAGTTCTTAATCGTTCTACCTTCTTAATGCAACCGGGTGAGGCATTAGAGTTAGAAAACTTTGAGCCTGATATAGAAGGTGGCTACAGAAGAATAAATGGATTTAGTAAGTATGTATCTGCAATAGTTCCACAAACTTCTTCTGCTTCAGAAAAAGTATTAATGGTTGCTACTTTTGCAAATAAAGTTGTAGCAGCAAGAGGCACAAACATATTTACTGCAGACCCTGCAGGTTCTTCATGGACAACAGTAGACAGTAATAGAACAAGTGCAGGTAAATATAATTTTGAAAGATATAACTTTGATGGTAATGATAAGTTAATTGTTGTAGATGGAAACAATGCACCTACAATATTTAATACATCATTTACTGCTACAGACGTTGCACCTACAAGCACAGGCACAGGGCAATCAACAACTTTATTAGTAGCGATTAGTTCAAGTGACACTTTAACAGGTAGTTCAAGCCACACTATAACAGTAGCAGACACTTCTCAGTTTAATGACCCTGATTCAGGAACAGCTTCTTTAATTATAGGGGATGAGCAATTTACATATCAAAATATATCAGGTAATACATTTACACACGTAACAAGAGCACAAAACAGTAGTGTTGCAGCAGACCATGCAGTTGGTACATTCGTATCTGATTTATTTCCACCTGCAGTGGCAGGTGCTAAGTTTGTAGTAGCATTTAAAGAACATATGTTTTATGCAGGAATGTCTGCAAACAAACAAGAGTTAGTTTTCAGTGCTCCTTTTATAGAAAATAGTTTTTCTGTAGCGATTGGTGCAGGTAGTATAAAAGTTGATGATGAGATAACAGGTCTTAAAGTTTTCCGAGAAGATTTATTTATATTCTGTCAAAATAGAATATTTAAATTATCAGGGTCTTCTCAAGCAACTTTTTCAGTAACTGCAGTAACGAGAGACATAGGATGTATCAACGGAGATACAATCCAAGAATTTGCAGGTGACTTAATATTTTTAGGTCCTGATGGATTAAGAACTATCGCAGGTACTGCAAGAATTGGTGACGTTGAATTGGGTACTATAAGTTCTAATGTACAAAGTTTATTTGATGATAACTTAGATAGTGCATCAGAATTTGAGTCAGTAGTTATACCTGATAAAACGCAGTATAGAATATTTTTTACTAAAGCAGGAACTGCCGATAATGCTACTCAAGGTGTTGTATGTGTTCTAAAAGGACAACGTTTTGAGTTTTCTAAACTAAGAGGAATAAAACCTGCTTCTACAGATACATTTGTATCTGCAGGAGATGTAATAACACTACATGGAGCATACAGTGGTGGCTATATATATAGACAGGAATCAGGTAATGACTTTGATGGAACTGCTATATTAGGTAAATATAGAGGTCCTGATATGACATTTGGTGATGCAGGTATACGTAAACATATGCAACGTGTTATCGTAAACTTTAAACCTGAATCAACTATAGATGCAGATTTGTTTTTAAGATATGACTATGAATCAAAAGATTCTGCGAGACCTGCAGCATATGAACTAGACTCGGCAGATGTTGCAGCTATATATGGCACTGCAACTTATGGTGCAAGTTCTACTAACACAGGAACATATGGTGGTGCTTCACAACCACTTGTAAGACAAGCAGTTGAGGGTTCAGGATTTGCAGTTGCGTTAAGAGTAAATGATGGTGGTTCTACTGCACCATATTCTTTAAAAGGATTTCAGTTAGAATATCAAACAGGAGCAAGGAGATAAATGGGAGCTACATATACAAGACAGTCTTCGTATAGCGATGGCGATACAATCACTGCTGCTCATACCAATGATGAGTTTAATCAGTTATTAGCAGCCTTTGCATCAAGCACAGGACATACACACAATGGTGATGCAGGTGAAGGTGGACCTATCAGTCTTTTATCAGACAGTAACGCAAATAATAAAATATTAATAGATGAATCAAATAATCATTTAGAATTTTATGTAGAAGTATCAAGTTCTGCTGTACAACAAATAAGAATACAAGATGGTGCTATTGTTCCTATTACTGATAATGATATTGATTTAGGAACAAGTAGTCTTGAGTTTAAAGATTTACATTTAGATGGAACTGCTAATATAGATAGTTTAGTTGCAGATACTGCCGATATAAATGGGGGTACTGTTGATAATGCAATTATTGGTGGCTCAACTGCAGCAGCTATTACAGGCACAACACTTGTAGCGAATACAAGTTTAAATATTGCAGGTGATGGTGCAACAGTTACAGGAATTAAAGATGAAGACGATATGTCTTCTAACAGTGCTACTAAATTAGCTACACAACAATCTATCAAAGCATATGTAGATTCACAATTAACTGCACAAGACTTAGATTTTCAAGCTGATAGTGGAGGTGCTTTAAGCATTGACTTAGATAGTGAGACCATGACTTTTACAGGTGGCACAGGTGTTGATACTAGTGGAAGTGGTAACGCAGTTACTATTGCAATAGATTCAACTGTAACAACATTATCAGGTACACAAACTCTTACAAATAAGACATTAACTTCACCAAAAGTAAATGAGGATGTAGCAGTTACTGCAACTGCAACAGAGCTAAATTTATTGGATGGTGTCACTGCTACAACAGATGAACTTAATATCCTAGATGGTGTTACATCCACTGCTACAGAATTAAATTTTGTTGATGGCTCAACTGCAGGTACAGTTGTAGCTTCAAAAGCAGTTGTTGTTGATTCAAATAAAGATGTAAGTGGTTTTAGAAATCTAAGTATTACAGGTGACTTGACAGTCTCGGGTGATGACATCACTATGGGAACTAACACATCAGGTCATTTACTTATAGCAGATGGTACAAACTATAACCCTACAGCGATTGAGAATTTAAGTAGTATAAGTAGTTTGGACAATGCTGATGTATTCATGGTAGTAGATGTTACAGATAATAGTCTTAAAAAGACTACAAGAAGTGATATTGTAGCAGGTCTAGTAACAGGTAACGAAATAGCAAACGTAGTAGAAGACTCAACTCCACAATTAGGTGGTGACTTAGACGTAAACGGAAATGCTATTGTATCTGCATCTAATGGTAATATAGCAATTACTCCAAACGGAAGTGGTGTTGTAAGAATTGATGGCTCTAATGGTATTGATATGCAGTCAGGTGGTATATCAATTAAAAACTCAGGTTCTGAATCCTACGTAAGATTTTATTGTGAGTCTAGTAATGCTCATTACACGCAACTACAAGCAGCACCTCATTCAGCATACAGTGGTAGTCCTACTGTTGTTTTACCTGCATCAGCAGATACATTAGTGGGTAGAGCTACAACAGACACATTAACAAATAAATCATTTGGTGATAACACTAGCTTTGGTGACAATAACATTACCAACGTTGGAGACATTGCTCTTGATTCTATTAGTGCAGATGGAACAGATATTAATGTAGCAGTATCTGATAACTCTGCAACTGCTTTTACAATAAAACAAGGCTCAGATAATTATCTAGTTATAGATACAGGTAACAGTGGTGAGTCTGTTCAAATAGGTACAGGTGTATCAGGAACTGCCATTACTTTAGGACATGGCACTTCAGAGGTTACTGTATCGGACAATCTTACAGTAACAGGAAACTTAACTGTATCAGGAACAACAACTACAGTAAACACAACAAACACTACTATTTCAGATAACTTATTAGAATTAAATAGTGGTGCAAGTTCTAACTCTAACGATGTAGGTATTATAATACAGAGAGGTTCTACAGGTAACGATGCGTTATTTATGTGGGATGAGTCTGCAGATAAATTTGCTTTAGGTACAACTACAGACAACGCAAGTAGCACAGGTAACCTTAATATGACAACAGGTACACTTGTTGCTAATATTGAAGGTGACGTAACAGGAGATGTAACAGGTAATGTAAGTGGTACTGCTGCTACAGTTACAGGTGCTGCTCAATCTAATATTACATCACTTGGTACATTAACAACATTAACAGTTGATAACATTATAATTAATGGCACGACAATAGGACATACTTCTGATACTGATGCTATAACTATAGCCTCTAATGGTAATGTTACAGTTTCTCAAAATCTGACAGTTACAGGTGACCTAACTGTATCAGGCGATGATATTACTATGGGTACAAATACAAGTGGTCATATCATGGTTGCAGATGGAACTAACTTTAATCCTGTGGCAGTGTCAGGTGATATTTCTATGGCATCTAATGGTGCAGTTACAATAGCTGCAACTTCTGTAGAAAATTCAATGTTAGCAGGAAGTATAGCAGACAGTAAACTTAATACAATTTCAACAGCAAACAAAGTGGCATTATCTGCATTAGATATAGATGGTAGTTCAGACATTGGTGCTGATTTAACCACATCAGACTTAATTGTTGTAGATGATGGAGCAGGTGGCACAAATAGAAAGGCTGCTTTATCAAGACTAACAACATTTATGACTGCTCAAGGCTTTTCATCTGAAGACCCAACTGCTTTAGCAATAGCGTTAGGTTAACAGAGAATACTTGACAAAAAAACATAAATAGTGTATAATTATAAGGAAATAGAAAAATGGCAAATACATTTAAATTAAAGAACAACGCAGTGATGCCTAGTAGTGCAGGTACTCCTGACACTCTTTACACTGTGCCTAGTAGCACAACTACTGTTGTCATAGGATTAACACTTGCGAATGTTCACACATCACAAGTTACTGCTTCGGTCACAGTAATAGATAGCAGTAACAGTAATGAAACCTCACACGTAATAAAAGACGCACCGATACCTGTAGGCAGTAGTTTAGAAATTATGTCAGGTAATAAAATAATTTTAGAAGCGTCAGATATAATAAAAGTAGATTGTTCTGTGGCAGATAAAGTTAGTGCTACATTAAGCATTATGGAGATAACATAAAATGCCATATTTAGGTAACATATCGGCTAATAGATTTGCATCCACTCCTGCAACAAAAAGATTTAATGGAGATGGTAGCACAACTAATTTCACGTTAGACACTGCAGCAACAGCAGACCAAGAAATATTAGTTTCTGTAGATGGTGTTATACAAGATAGTGCTAACTATTCAGTTTCAGGCACTACGCTTTCTTTTGATAGTGCTCCATCAAGTGGAACAAATAATATATTCGTAAATTACATAGCTAGACCCATAGCTACAGTAGGACATCCTTCAACTAGCAATCTACAAGCGGCAGCAGGTACATTTACAAGCACTCTTGATGTTACAGGCAATACTACTCTAAGTGGTAATCTTACCTTAACAGGAACACCGACAGGAAATTTTATTACTCACATAGACCAATATAGAATAACTGGTGATTTTGATACGGATGCTAATCCTTTAGGTTCAGGAACACCATCAG